AAATGGTAGATTAGTCCCTAACTGTGTTCCTAAACAGAACTTCGAAGCAATGCTTGTCGAAGACCTTATCAAAAATGAACTATTTGCTGCTATTACAGAAGTAGATGGTATCCCTGTTTATGCAACAAAGGAGGAAGCTATTGTTAAAGCTGAAGAGATAGGTTGTCAAGGATATCATGAACACACATTAGAATCAGGACAGATTGTCTATATGCCTTGTGAAACACATACTGATGTAACAGATGCTATTTTAGGTGGAAATGACTTTGATTTAGATGTAACAGCATTACCTAACTATGTTGCTGAAGTTACAGGTTCAGAATATTCATTTGCCCAGCTAGATGAACAACAAATGTTAATAGGTCCACTTATGACACCTAATAAGTTGATTCCTCGTTTAGACGATAATGGTGAAAAATACTATGTTTACTTTACTGAAGATACAATCAAGAAACTATCATACAAAATGATGAAGGATAAGTTGATTGATAGTGTAAACATTGAACATAACTCCAGCGATAAAGTAAGTGATGCTTATATGGTTGAAAGCTGGATTGTAGAGGACCCATATACTGATAAATCTAACAAATACGGATTTGACCCTGTTAAGGGACAATGGTTCGGTATTTACAAGATTGACAACAAGAAAGTATGGGACGAGTATATTAAGGCTGGAAAAGTGAAGGGATTTAGTATTGAAGGTTTCTTCGAGAACCATATGATGTCTAAAACCCAATGTCGTAAAAACGGACAATGTGCTTGTGGTAAAACAAGTAACGCCTTAGGTTTATGTGATGGTTCACACTTAAAGTAACTCTAATATGCCCATACCTACCAAAACCCCATTAGAAACACGTGACGAATTTATTTCACGTTGTATTGCTGATTTATCAGGAGAATATGATACTAAACAAGCTGCGGCGATTTGCTATGCCCAGCTATCAGCACCCTTTACCTCCACACTCGCTAAATAATCTCTATAGGGAGAAGTTACGAACTCTCTTTTAGGGAGGCACGTTTTAGTCGAGGAGATATTTTTATTGATATGTATTATAGTGGCAGCATAGGGCTGTCAAAATTATTAACCCCATAAAACTTCAAAGTATGACTTCAAGTGAATTAAAAGAACTTGTAAAGCGTCATTTCAATCTTACAGAAGTTTCTACCGAAGAGACATTTGGTGAATTAAAGGATATCAATGGTGCTTTCACCATTAAGTTTCCAGGCGATTCACTCCAAGTTGGTGATAAAGTAACTGTTGTTACTGCTGAGAACCAAGAAATGGAAGCCCCAGATGGAACACATGAACTCGAAGATGGAACCAAAATCGTTACCGAAGGTTCTGTTGTTAAAGAAATCATGGGTGCTGACGGTGAAAAGGAACTTGCTAAGGAAGAAATGCAAGCTGAAGAAGAAGTTGTAGCTGATGTGGTAGAGGAAGTAGTAGCTGACGTAGTTGAAGAAGCTGTAGCAGAAGTGGTTGAAGAGGCCGTTGCTGATGTAGTAGAAGAAGCTGTAGACGTTGAAGCTATTGTAGCCGAAATCGCAGACGCATTACAAACTGAAATGGGCAAGATGAAAGAGAAAATGGCTGAATTGGAGTCTAAAGTAGCAGCAATCGAATCATTGCCAGCTGCTGAAGCTACAATCGTTACACCTACTGAAACAGGCTATAACAAAGCTAAATTCGCTGCATTCGATGTGGAAACAGCAGCAAATGCTGACCGCATCAAAATGGCACTTGCCGAAATTAAATCAAAGAAAAAATAACAATTAAATTAACGTAAAATGGCTTTAGACGTAACTGCACTAAACAATTTTAATAACGAAGTAGCCGGAGAGTTACTCGTTAAATCAGTTTACGGTGGTTCCACAATGGAATACATCACTGTAAAAGAGGGCGTTAAGTATGAAGAACCAATCAATTTGATGGAGGTTAGCCTCTACATGCAAAACGGAACTTGTGTTTCTACTGCATCTGGTTCATTAGCTTACACCCAACGCAACATTCGCGTTTGTCCACGCACTTCTTTCGACGGAATCTGTCTTAAGGATATGGACAAGAAATACTTAGGCATCGCTGCCCTTGAACCAGGTTCTTACAACGAGACCTTCAAGATGGCCGAGGCTTATTCAGGACTTTTAGTTAACCAATTCCAGAAAGCAAACGACCAATTCCTTTGGGGTGCTGTTTCTGGTTCAGCTTCTACTTTCGGTGGAACATGTGACGTTGATGGCTTAAAAGTTATCATCTCTGGTTCTACTTCAGGTGTTGAAGTAACTGGTTCTGCTGCTGCTACATTAGCTAACATGGACAACATGATTGCTGCCCTTTCAAGCGACGTAGCTGACCGTGACGACTTAACTTTCTTCATGTCAGTTTCTAAGTTCCGTCAATTCGTAGCTGACGTTCGTTCTGCTAATGGCTACTGGTTCGACCCAGCTTCTATCCAAAACCGCGGTGGTTTGCTTGAAATGGCTTACCCATTCCAAAACATTAAAGTTGTTGGAACTGTAGGTTTACAAGGTAGTGACCGTATCGTTCTCGGACCAGCCAAGCAAATTGTAGCTGGAACTGACTTAATGTCTGACTTCAGTGAATTCCAACTTTGGTATGATATCAACACAGACCAATTGAAGCACAGAATCAGCACTAAACTTGGTGTTAACATTGCATTCCCAGAGTATTGGGTATCAAACGACCAAGCCTAATTATTAACCCTATAAAACCAGAATATTATGTCAACTTGTGATATTACTTCAGGATTCACCCTCGGTTGTAGAGACAACACGGGTGGTATTACAAACTTATACATCTTATCTGGTTCAATCACCACTGTAGATACAGTAAGTGAAGGGTTAATTTCGGGTATTACAGGTAGTGGTGAATTCTTCCAGTTTGAACTTTTCCGTCAAACTTCAGATTTCACAGAAGCTATCACAGCTACTCCAGAAAATGGAACTGTATTCTATGAACAAACAGTTAACGCTGTATTCTTCAAGTTACAGTCAGCTACCCGTAACCAAGTTCGTGTATTAGCTAAGAATCCTAACCTTAAGGTTATTGTTGAAACTAATAACGGAACAGTAGATGGCGTTGGTCGCTACTGGTTGTTAGGTCAAACAAGAGGAATGCAATTGTTAAGTGGCACTGGTGCTACAGGAACTGCATTCGGTGATTTGAATGGCTATACACTTACCTTCACAGGTCAAGAACCAGAACCAGCTTCTGAAATCAGCGGAAGCTTAAGTGCTGCCTTAAGTGGCATCACGCTTGGATAAGTGATTCTAATTTAGGAAAGGGGGTTGCGTTTCGGCGTGCCCCCTAACCTAATATTTCATATATTATGCTACAATTCAACAAATCACAAGCTACCAACACTAATGCTGTTTACATCGATACAGTAAACACATCAAGTGGTTATTATGATACTTTGACTATTGTTTATAGTCAATCTTGGGATAATAGTAATGGAACATTTGATGTTACTACTACTTCAGCCCCTAATCAATATAACAATTGGTTAGCATTTACTAATACAGGTAGTGTTGTTCCTTCATATACAGGACAATATGATGTAGGTGTATGGATTAAACAAGAAGTAGCTGCTATATGGAATCAAGTAGCAGTAGCTTGGAATGCTTATAATGAAACGTGGGATGCAGCAGGTGATAGTTTACCTGTTACCTTACTTTATAGTGATAGGGCTTGGATTAGTGGTTCAAATGAATCCAGCATAACACAATATGTATCGGCCGACGAGAATGGCACTTATACAACATACAATGGATAACAATAAGAAACTAAAATTCGCCAATATAGCCCGTGATTACACTGGCCGTGTCGCTATCAAAGAAGATAAGACAAAAGAATACGTTAAATTCGGCGAATATAACGATTTTCCAAATTCACTAATTGAATTATATAATAACTCTTCTATCCACAATACTTGCGTAAACGCTATTGTTGATGGAATAGTAGGTGAAGGTTTAACAGCAGACCCATCTTGGGTATTAGATGTTGCCAACTCCACAGGTGAATCATGGAATGATTTATTAAGAAAAGTAGCTGTAGATTATAAATTATATGGTGGATTTTCCTTAGAAATAATTTGGAACAAAGCAAGAACTAAAATAGCTGAAGTATACCACATTGATTTTAGTTGGGTTCGTGCACGTGAAAAGAATTATAGAGGACAAATTCCAGGCTATTATATTAGCGATGAATGGTCTACAAAATATCGTTTTTCAGGTTATAATGTAAATAAGCTACCTTACTTACCTGCTTTCAATCCACAACGTAGTGTAGAGGAACCAAAACAACTTTATGTTTGTAATCCATACAGACCAGGCCAAGGTTATTATCCATTACCTGATTATGTAGGTGCTTTACGTGTTATTGATTTAGATACAGAAATAGATAATTTCCACGTAAATAACTTAAAGAATGGTTTAGCACCATCTTTAATGATTACTACATTTACAAACGCTAACGAAGACGAAAGAGAAGCAATCGAGAGAATGCTTCAATTACAATATAGTGGAACCAATAATGCTGGTAATCTCCTTTACATGGACTTAGATGACCCAGCAAACGCACCACAAGTAACTCCTATCCCACAAAATGGTGCTGATGGTTACTACACTACTATCAATGATATGGTTGTTCAAAAGATTTTGACAGCCCACAGAATTACAAGTCCTATGATTTTAGGTATTAAAACAGAGGGACAGTTGGGAGGACGCGATGAAGTTGTTGAAGCATACTTGTTATTAGTAAATACAGTTATTCGTCCTTTCCAACAAGAGATTTTACAAGTATTTGAAGATTTACTTGAAATGAAATACCCAGAACTCGATATTACTTTAGGTATTCAACAACTTAAATTATTCAGTGATGGTGAAGAAGAAACCGATGTTGTAACATCTATCGATGCTGAAGTAGGTGAAGATAGCGAATTAGAAGCTGATATCGAAACAGCAGATAGAGAAGCAGGTGAAGTTTCAGGTCCTAACGATATGATAACCGAATTACCTTTAGCATAATGACTACAACACTAATTATTAGCGAAGCAAAGTTAAGACAATTTACAGATTTAAATGATTCTGTAGATACGTCTTTACTTAAAAATGCTGTTCGCGAAGCACAAGATATTAGTTTACAGAGAATTATTGGCACTAAATTATACCAATCTCTATTATCACAAATCGATGCTGGGCCTGTTTGGACATCTTCGTATTATCAAACATTAGTAGACGATTATATACAGGACTTCTTGTTATACGCGGCATACTATGAAGCTTTAGAGGCCATTTATATACGTCCACGAAACAACGGACTTTTAACACCAACTGGTGGCGAGAATAGTATTGAAGTAGATAGAAGCTTATTTAACGTAAAGCGTCAAAATGTTCAAAACAAAATGGAATATTATGCTGAACGTTTAACAA